CCAAGATCTGGAAAACGAGAATCTACAGTACCTCTAAATGCTTTGTATATATTGTCTGCGGTTTTACCTTGTTCATTACCAGTACCAACCTCGGTAGCAAAACCAGAAATTTCATCAAGAACTGCCATAAATAAGTTAAGACCCTCATGAGATTCTCGCTCTGAGTGTCCAGAATAAACAGTGATTGATTTATCAAAACCAATAGAGTTTACTTTTGGATCATACCTACCAGCAAACCATGGTGATTTTTCGATTTTATTTTTAAAACCTTTAAAGAAAACATTCTTTGCTTGCTCTGCGTTAATAGCAACGTTAATAATATCAATAGCATCTCCAGATGGTTTTCCATAATATCTGGCAGGATCTTTTAAACATAATAGTTTATATACAATATAAGCACAGGCTACAGTTGATGTGTGATCTTTACCGCTACCCTTTCCAAGTTGCAGAATAATTTCATTTTTAGTGTATTTATCATAGTGCTTTGCACCTTTTTCTGTTCCTAAAAGATTTTGCAAGTCTTCTTTTTTATAAATTTGACTCATAGCCTCGACAATGTCATATTGTATTGGAGACAGAGGTGGCTGACTTAAATAGTCTGGTGACTCTACAAATGTTTTTACATCTACAGGAGTTTCTTCAAACTGTTCATCTTTAAGAGCCTCTAAAAAATCATTGAACATCGTGGACAACAGTAATCACTTCTCCATCTTTTGCAATGGCAGATAGCCTTTGCATAATAATGTCACGAACTTGTGGATGTTCTGATGCAATATCACGAAGAATTCCAACAAGAACTTCTTGTCTTTTTTCAATTTGAACCATTTCTTCTGCCAACTCTTTATTTTCTAATAAGCCAGCCTTTTGCAGCATATCAATTCTTCGTCCTTCAATATCCATAACTAGTTTAATAGCAGTTGTTTTTGCATTTAAATTAGCAGTAGTTGTTGCATCTTCAATAACTTCATATGCTTGATTAATTAGTTTTGTATAGTGTGCGTCTGCTGCAACTAAAGCCTCTTTAGCACGAGCACGAATAGCATCATTAGCAGATGCCATTACTTTCCACTCATTTAAATGAGCAACAACACGAGTTCTTGGAAGGCTTAATGTTTTAGAAATTTTAGTTGGGTCACTACCCTTAAGATACTCTTCAACTACTCTATTTACTTCATCAAGATGCTTGACTAGTTCAATCTCTGTGTCGCTCATATTTACCTTCTAGTCTATTAATCTCATCTTGAATATAAAAAATTGCTTTCTTCAAATCTTCAATGTGTGTATCTTCATTTTTAAGACCTGCTCTCCACAGATACTTAAACGCATTTCCAATATTAAAATTACGATGACGAGTAATTTCTATTGCCTCTACACCAGACGGATCTGTAGTGTAATGTGCAGGATGATTTACTTGGTCTACAATAATATTAAACTTCTCTGTCATCTTTTTGATTTCCTTAATCCGAATTTAGCAAGGTACACATAGATTGTTTCCACGCTTACCCCACACTCCTTAGCAATATCTTCTGGACTCTTCTTATCCATATGATAACGCTTCTTAAGCCATAATTCATTTTGATACATTTTACCACTCATGGCTGCTCCTTGTCAAGTTTAATAACTGGGTCTAACCTGTCCCAATATCCTCCAGAATTACCTTGATATATTTGTCCTGTTTCTCTATCAAGTAATAACCATTTTTCTGCACAAAGTGTTTTAACTGTTAAAACTATATTATTTTTACTTTCTAAAAACTGGAAAGAGTTACGCATTATCATTCCTATTTATAATATCATAATGATATGCGTCAGAATCTTCTGTTATCCATTTTGCTGCATCTTCTACATCCCATTTATAGGTATTAATAAGTCTCTGAATTACAGGCTTGCCAGGCTTTGTAGTAAAGGATGGCTCTAATGCAAATATTCTATTATTAGGCTGTATAGCAAAGTTTCCATCGTCACGTTGTATAACATGACCACATTTATGCTGCCCTGGATTTTCTGAATAACCATCATCAAGGCTATTAGAATCTCCACCATACCAGTCTAAAGTAAATAAATATTTACCAGATATTTTTGTTTTAGTTCTATCCATATAAAACATGCGTAGGTTAGCAAGGTTAGAAAATCTTGTAACTGTAATAAATGGACTAAAAGAATTCCATAAAACTAAATTATGTAGATCGGTTTCTGGAACACCAGGCTCAGTACAAAATGCGTTTATTGGCATTCTCCACCAGATACCTCCGTCCTCCATCATAAAATGAAAAAGTGGACTTCTATTGGGTACGCTTGAAACTCCAAATATTACGCAAGGTAAATAAACATCATGACTATCTTTTTGATTTCTTAAAAAATTACCACGAACATAACACTCTATTGGTGGTATGTTTGCATTTAACTCTGGCATTATTGAACCGCCTTTTCCCAATTGTTGATAGCCCAATGTCCGATACCTGCAGCATCTGCAACATCATAGTCATCTATGGTTTTATCATACACTATCTCTAATAGTTTGATTGTTCTACGCTTTCTAAAATCTCTTTCATATGACTTATACCAAGACAAAGATTTTCCAGGATTTGCATTTCTTACCTGCAACTGTTCTTCTTTTGTTAACTTTTTATTTCCTAGATAGTTTTGCCAAGTTATTGGGGACACCCTTCCAATTTCAACAATTCCAGTAAGACCAGCAGCCCCTATTATTGCCCCCTGAACTAAAGCAAGATCTGCTGCAGTTTTAGGGCTATTCATAAATACTGTATGCTCAATAATCAAAGATGAGTTAATAAATTTTGGCATAGCAAATAAACTTTTTACTTTTTTAGTTGCGTCCATACATTTTTGATAAATGTTATTTCCTTCAAATTGAATCTTTCCAATAGTTTCTAATTTGCCAAACTCAAAGTAAGCAAAGGCTAAACTATTAGTGCTTGCGTCAATAGCAATAATCTTTGATTGTTTAGTCTTGCTCATAATCAAAATATCCCTTTATGGTTTTTAACATTTTATCTACCGCTTTTTTACTTACATTGCAATTAGAACAAAAACCAGAATCGTTATATATAGATAATTGAACTCCACAACCACCTAAACATCTTCTGTCTTTATTTTTTCTTTTTTGTCTGCGTGTTAACTGATACCTTTCAGCAATCTTAGACTTTGTAGCCTGATCTCTGCAACTGTTGCTACAATAAATCTGATAACTTACTTTTGGGGTAAAGTAGTTTTCGCATTCAAAATTGCTACATAGTTTCACTAAATCCCTCCAGAGAAGGTATCTTAACCACTCCTGGCTCTGATGTTGAACAAACTGCTTTTACAGGGCAGGTTTTACAAATCTTTGAATTAGCCCTATAATTTTTTTGTGGTAGTTGTTTGTCTTTCCAGGATTTGTGTACTGTACGCATCCATTCAAATGTAGTATCAATCCAGTTTTTATATTTATCTGTTACTTCTACAGGAAATACTAGTAGGTCATGGTTATTTTTATTTTCATAAATTAAAACACCTTTTGCCTTTTTTAAAACCTTCATATAAATAATAAGTTGTTTTACGTGATAATCTGCTGGCTCACCTTTTAACTTATAGTTTTCAAATGACTCAGATTTCATTGTTTTAATTTCACCAATAACTTCTTCACCATCTATATCAAGCATTGCATCTCCCCATCCAAAGATAGGTGGATCATCATATGATACTTTAAATTCTGTAGTTGGGTTGTTATCATCATCTAAATATTGTTTTGCAACACCAGCATCGAGCATAGCCTTTTGTATTCTGTCATGAGAAAGAACACCTGCGCTCATATTTGCAACGCCATATGCATCGTTATAATTATCAAAAATATTACCTTCAAAAGCAAGGTACCAATATCTAGGACACTCACCATGTCCATAAACTATAGAAGATGGGGCAAATGTTTTTTTCTTTGTATACTTAGATTCTTGTTTTGCAATATATCCGTAGTTAATTTTTTTTATCAAAGCAGCAGAGTCAAGTATATGAGATGTATCATTAGGCTTTTTCATCATTTGCTTTATCAAGTTTTTGGTCATTATAATCCTTTTTTATCTATTATATCAGTTAGCGCATTATGTACTTTAGAGCAGAAACTAAATCATTGATTGATTCGGCTGCTGTATAGTAAATATTTTTCTTGCCTCTATCTGACTTATCCACATTAGCCATCCATGTAGCCTTAAAAGCCATCTTTGCTGCTATTGCCTGTAGTCTTACTATTTCTAGTCCCGCCACATGAGGCGGAATATCTGGCTTTATGATTAACTTAGCAATCATTGTTAAAGCAGTAGTTAACTCTTCATCTTTCATAAAATCAGCAATTTCCGATAAACCATTAACCATATCAAGAGTTGTATTATTTGGTTGTGTTTGTTCCATTTTTTGCCTCCCACGTTAGTTGATCTAATAAATCAAATTCTATTATTGCAAGACGTGTTTTTTTATTACCTTCTCCAAGGATAACAACTATTGCTGGAGACTTGTCTGTTCCAGCCTTTATAGAATCAGTTACAGCCTTAGCCCATACATCTTGATTAATTGTAAAAGACTTAGATGACTCTTTAAAGTCAACAACAAAGTTTCTCCATGTCGCATCACCTTTTTGAGTATTACGACCAGAGTTCTTGTGCTGTTTAGCCCCGATTCTCTTGCTCTCGTTCTTCTCGCTCATAATCCTTCTTTGTTTTGAAAAATCTTGCTTTAGATAAATGTTTTTTACTACACATCCATGTCACCTCTAAAGTTTCTTTCCATAATCTTAAAGTTAAAACTTCTTCCTTGCATGTATGACAAGGAAACCTACCTTCATATATAGAGAACTTTGGATTAGACATTTAGTAATTTGGTTTTTAGCATTTCTTGTAAATCCAAATCCTCTCGTACTCTATTAATTAATCCATCCCGACCTTGTACTTTTGTACCATCTTCTAGTTGATACCAAGCACCAGTTCTATTGACATATCCTGCAAGTTCTGCAGTGTCAACAAGATCACCTATAGAGTCAATACCAACACTATCTCCCCTGAAATAAAAATCATATTCTCCACCTTGAAAGGCTGGCGAAGTCTTAGAAAATTGCAATTCCCATCTAACTTTTCTGCCAATCTTTTCTTCAATTAGTTTGTCACCAACATGGATTTTGCCTTTAATTGCTTGATTTTCTGATTCAGAAGAAAATAGTTTTATTACTGTAGATGAATAAAATTTAGTAGCCTGACCACCCGAAGGTTGCTGGCTTGTATACATTGCATTAATATTATTTCTTGACTGAGAAATAAGTAAAAGAAGAGTTGGCTTTACTTTGTTATTAGCATAGTTAAGCATCTTCCATGCGTTGCTAAAATCTCTTGATTCTGCACCAATTTGTTTTGTATTTTCTAGTTGTTTTAACTCATCAGAATCTTTTTCAAAATAAATTGCAGGCAATAAAGATGTAATGCTATCAACAACAATTAGATCTACTCCTGCTTCCATTAACCCAACTCCTACTTCTACCATTTCATTAATAGTGCGAGCCTGAGAATAAATCAATTTGCTTGTATCAACTCCAAGACGTTTTGCCCAATCTTCAGAGTAAGACATTTCTGCATCTATCCAAGCACAGACTTTGCCTTCTGCTTGAGCCAATGCAATAGTTTGGAGGCATAACGACGACTTAGCACTTGACTTGCTGCCCCAAACAAGAACCTGTCTACCGTAAGGAAGACCGCCATTAAGGGCACGATTAAGACCATAACTAGGCGTTTTTTGATATTCAATTTTAATCCCTTCACCAGTAGCAAGCCTTTTACGAATACTTGGATTTAATTGTGATAATACTTCTTCTATTGTTACTGTCATTAGAATCTTACCCCATGTTTCTTTGGTCTATGAGTATTTCTTTCCATCTTTTCTTTTATAGCATAATCAAGAGATTTCTTTACATACCCTGCTTCTGCAATACCTGCATAAAGATCAAGGGTACGAATAATAATATCTGCAAACTCATCTGATATTTGATCAGGATCCATATCCTTACGAACAGCCTCCATAGCCTCAGACACCTCTGAAACAATCATCATCATCTGTTTTGCTATAAAAATTGGGTCCACTGTTCTATCCCAAAAACCTTTATCAACAGCATTTTTATGTATTTCTTCTGCTAAATCATCAAACATTTACTACATCCTCCATTATTACAGTTCCATCTTTTGTTTTGCCAAACTCAAACTTGTAAACATTTCCTGGCTCTACATGCATGTATGCTTTTGCAAATGATGTAGGAAATACTGTAACCGCATGTAACTCTCTGCCAGAGTCTGCAACTGTAAGTGATGCCATTTTTTTGCCAGCCTTGGTTACTCTTGGTTTAAATGAAACTACAAACATTTCATCATCTTTATATGGCAACATTTTATAATTTAAAAATTTAATAAGTGGATCTTTTGATTCTTTTATTTCATCCACCGGAATTGAAGATACAACCCGATTATCATTTGCAAGAATAATATAAGTACGACCAGCCTCAATAGCGGTATTTTCTTCATCAAATATACCCACACTCCCAGTTTTATCTAACAACTCTACTCTTGACCACCCTTTACTTCTCTTAATTGATTTTACCATACCCATCAATATGAATGCACCTTTTTCTTCATATTCTTCGATATCATTTATATATGCGTAATAGTGTTGCGGTATTTGCATATTAAATTCAGGCAAATTAAGATACTCATATAAATTATCTTTAACTTTTGCTGGATCTGTAGGATTATCATGGAATGTTAATGCACCAATAGAATTCATTGCTTGAAGTGCACGAGAGTTTACTCCATTACCTTTTGTAAAAGTAAACTCTTCTACTTCTTTAAACGATGCAAAAGGTCTAGCAGCAATATACCGATCAGCAATAGTATCAGATATGTATTTAATTGCCGATAAGCCAAACCTGATGCCTTTACCCTCAATTTTAAAATCTTTATCCGAATCATTAATATGAGGCAGTTTAATTGGAATGCCCATTCTTTTCGCTTCAATTAGATACTCCGTCCTTGCGTCTTTATCTTTTTCATTTTTTAAAAGAGAATACATAAACTCTATAGGATAGTGATATTTTAACCACGCCGTCCAATACGAGAGCGTAGAATAAGCAACCGCATGACTCTTGTTGAACGAATAGCCCGCATGTGCCTCAAAGTCATGCCATAAATCAAGAGCATCATTAGGAGCAATATAGCGAGAAGCCCCTTTAATAAATTTATCTTTGAAAACATCAAACTCCCTAGCATCTTTCTTTTTACCAATAATTTTACGAACTTTGTCAGCCTCAGCCATTGTCATTCCACCAAGTTCAACGCAAGCCTGCATAACCTGCTCTTGATATAAAACACATCCATATGTTTCTTCTGTAAATGGTTTTAATACTTGATGTAAATAATTAATATTTTGTCTGCCGTGTTTTCTAGCAACATAGTCTTTACCAATTGTATTCATTGCTCCTGGACGCACCAATGCATTTGAGGCTGCTAGTTCAGCAAGACTTTTAACACCCATTTTTATTAAGAGGTTTGTATATGGTGTTGCTTCACACTGAAATACTCCTTTAGTATACCCGTCAGAAAGCATCTGATATACATTTTTATCTGACATGTCAATATTTAATAAATCTATTTTTTTACCATGTCTATCTTCAATAATATCAAGAGTATCTTTTAATACACTAAGAGTCTTTAAACCAAGAGCATCAATCTTAATTAAACCAATACGTTCGGCTTCTTCCATGTCTACCGCTACAACTGGCATACGCTCATCTGATCCAGTTACACTGCGAGTTTCCATTGGGGCATACTTAAATATAGGCTCTTTACTTGTTACAACGCCTGCAGCATGTATTCCAGTTCCACGAATGCGACCACGAAGTTGATCTCCAAAGTTTACTACTTCTGGATATTTATCACGAAACCATTCAGCATTTTTTGAAGTACAAAAATCATCCCATGTATCTACAGTTTTTAAAACTTTATTTACATCAGCAAGCGGTATATTTAGTGCACGAGCAACATCTCTTACAACACCCTTATCTTTAAACTGTAAAAATGTTGCAATAGAGGCAACATGTCTATATTGTCTAACAAGATAATCTTTTACCTCATCACGACGAGAGTCTTGAATGTCTGTATCAATATCAGGGAAGTCATTACGTTCTGGGTTAATAAATCGGAAGAACAACAAGTTATGTTCAATTGGATCAATTTCAGTTATACCAAGCAGGTAGCAGAGCAAAGAGCCAGCAGAGGATCCACGACCTGGACCAACCATAATTCCTTCTTTTTTTGCCCAGTTAATCATATTACGAACAACCAAAAAGTATGGAGCAAATTTCTTTTCTCTAATAATGTGAAGTTCTTCGTCTAATCTTTGTTCATAAATATCATTGCCAAGCCAGTTGCTATTAAGTTTTTTTTCTTCTAATGCAGCAAGAGCAAGGTTGGCTAATTCATCATCTGGATTTTTGTATTGAACGGGAAGAAGTGTAAGACCAGATTTAATATCATAATCTTCTACCTTATTGTAAATATCAATAGTAGATTGGAACATTTCTTCATTTTCTATACCCTGCTTTGCCATAGCATCTTTCATCTCTTCATAAGAAAGCAGGTGAATATCAAAAGACTGAAAAGACATTTGACGATCTGCACCATAAAGATAATTAAGTCTATCCATCATATCTTTATGTTTTTTAGATTTATCATATGTAACATCTTTTTGTAATTTAGCATGAGTATTTAAAATAAGCATCAACTCTTGTATTTCTTTTTGATTTGTGTCAGAGTGATGGCAGTCTGGTGTAACAACAATTTTTACATCCATTGACTTAGCAAGTTCAATTAATCCCTTATTAACTCTCTCAGAGTTGTGTGGCATAACCTCGATATAATAATCATTACCAAATGTATTTTTAAACCATGTAACATGTTTTTTTGCAACTGCCAATTCATCTAATTCTACGGCTTTTGCTATCCAGCCACTTAGACAAGCAGATGTAACAATGATTCCTTCTTTATATTTTGCAAGTGTTTCAAAGTCAAATCTTGGCTTACTAAAAATATGCCAAGAATTGGTTTAATACCCGCTTCCTTCGCAATACGATACATTTCACGGTGACCCGATAAAGTTCCATGATCTGTAATAGCAATTGCTGGCATACCCAGTTCAACTGCTCTATTAACATATTCTTGCGGAGTTGCCACACCATCCATTAATGAATAATGAGTGTGGACATGAAGCCCAACGTAATTCATTTATTACCAGTCAACGTTTGTTGCGGTAACTGATGGAGTATCAAATCCAAAGTAAAATGCTTCTTGCTCTGGATATGGAACTTCACGAACTACTTTCTCAAGATTGAAAAATTCTTTGCTTTCCCACTTAAATGGTTCTGCATCTGGAGTTGATGGAATAAGAGTATAGTTAGTTTCTGTGCCCTGACCATTACGCTTTAGTTTCCATTGTAAATTTGAAATACTACCAGTTTCTAATGCATATTCACGAATTGTGTTAAATGCTGATTGCTTGCTGATACCTTGTGACCATACAGCAATGTATGGCTCTTCAGTTCCATCATCAACAAGAACATTTGTATAGAAACGAAGACGTGCTCTCCAGCCACTCTTTGGTTCTTTACGAGCCATTTCACATCCAAAGCAACGACCCTCAGACTCTTGAGTACATGCAGCCTTACGCTTGTAATCTTTTGGATTTGTGTGCTCTGATACCACTACGGCAAGACCACGATCTTCATTATAATTTGCAGAATCAGAATCTAATTCATTTACGAAACGAATCTTTGCTGCTTGTCCGTCAGCCAACTTAACCCAACGAACCTTTGTTGCGCTTCCTTCATATTTTGGTTTTTCGACTAGGGCGTTAATATTTTTTAGTCCCTTTACAATAGTCATATATTTTTCTCCTTATATAAGTTTTTCTATTTTAACATAGCAATGATAGAGTTGTCAAATGAGTATTCTAGTTTTCTAATAGCATCATCATTCATATCACCAATATCTTTATATTGTTTTTCTAATTTAACCACAGTAACTAGTGACCCTAATTTCTCAGTTAGGCGGTCAGCCATAATTGAGCCTGCTTCATCATTGTCTGCTACAAGTACAACATTTGTGAAGTACTTTTCTAATAATTTCATCTGGCTTGATGAAACATTTGCCCCCAGCGTAGCAACTGCGGGTAATCCTACTTGATCTAACCTAATAGCATCAAAAGAAGATTCTACAACATATATAACTTTTGATGTTTTTACTCTATGTAGATTAAATAATATTTTACTCTTTGGTAGTCCTGGTGTATTTTTAAACTCTTTGCCTTCTACAGTTCTTGCAACAAAACCAATACACATTCCATCTGGAGAGTGCATAGGAACTATTACAGAGTCTTGTTTTTCAGAGTATCCTAGATCAAATTTAGTCATTGATTCTTTTGTAATTTTACGCCCCTCAAAATATGATGTTGCTCTAGGGCTTTCTAGTGCTTGTTTATTTAACCTTTTAATTAATAACTCATCATATTGTACAAAATCTGGAGCAGCATATAAAGCCTTATTAACTACATCTTCTAAGTTAGTTTCAATTTCTTTACTTTTAATATATCTAACAGACTCAAAGTATGATCTACCAGTTGTGTGCATTATTAATTCAACAAGATTTTTTGTTGTTTGACATCCAAAACAAAAGAACAGTCCAGAATCTTTTGAAACTTCTCCAGCAGGAGTTTTATTATTATTGTGATAGGGACAAAAAATTATATAGTCTGTTCCATACTCAGCCTCTATATCAATTCCTGCACCAGTAAGAACTCTGTGTATTTGTTGTGCTGTGTATATTTCGTTATTTTTTGTCTTCATAATCCTTGTATCTGTAATATCCTTTATCAAAATCTACTTGTATTAAAAAGTCTCCCATGAATCCATTACGGTTTTTTCTAAACGCACATTCAATTATATCACTGTTGGCTGCTCTGCCAAGTGCCAATACCCAGTCAGCATCATAAGCAATTTGACGAGACCAAGCAGTTTGACCAAGAGTAGGAACAGTACTCATGTTTGTAACATCATCTGGAGTAGCAGACGAGATTGCAATAATTGGAACTTCTTCGCTAATTGACATTAACTTAAGTTCACGAGAAAGATTTTTCATTCGTACCGTTTCATTATCAGACTTTTGATTTGGTGCCATTAATTGTAAATAATCTACAATTACAAAATCTGGGCGGTACTGATCAATCTTTCCACGAATAACAGATGGAGTAATTTCTCCACCACTGTCATTAGAAATAATATGAAATGGTGGCTTTCCAACAATTTTATTAACATGCCACTTTTTCAACATATCTATTTCTATATCACCATTAGAAATCTTTCGATGTGACCATAAACCTTCGCCCATAATCGCATAAACACGATTACGCACTTCTGTTTCTGACATCTCAAGACTTATAACCATTGGAGTCTTGCCCTGTTTCCATGCTTGTACAGCAAAGTAAAGAGCAAGCCAGGACTTGCCAATACCTGGATATGCAAGGAATATCCCCAGTTGTCCTGGCATAATTCCTGAAGGAAGGTAGTTGTCAAATCCTGGCAAGCCTGTTTTAATTCCTATCTTGCCAAGTTCTTGTTGCTTCTTTACATTTTCAAAATATGCAATAGCAGACTGAATATCTGTTGCATCAATATCACGAATTGCAGATGTATTTTTCTTTAGTTCAGAAGTCTTTGTTATAAGTTGCTCTAAAGCCTTTACTCCTTGACCACCTTGTACTTCTGTTGCAGCATTACGAATAATATCCTTAAGGCTGTCATTTAAATATTCTGCTTGAAATTCTTCTAAATGGTGCTTTGTTGATCCTACCCCTTGAGTTGGAGCAAAATCTCTAAATTTTTCTATAACTAAAGAAGTTGGTGGAACAGTTCCATTTGTTTCTGTATATCTTTTAACAAAGTTCCAAACATCTCCATGTGTTTTTAACATAGAGTCAATGTTGGCTTGTAAAAGAACGTGAACTTGTTTATCTTCTAATACTGCTGATATTAATTTTGCTTCTGAATTACTCACTCAACCACTCCCTAGCCAATTTTCTACGCTCTTCTCGTTCTTTTAAATCTTGTTCTACTGCCATTCTACCATTAAGAATTTGCTGTGCATTATAAGCAAAAAAGTTCCAATTAGGACTTTGTGCTATTGTAAAATAATAATCTAATAAATCATAGCAAACTGGAAGCCCATATGATTCTACAAGAGCATCTGCAGCCCATTGCTCAACATTAAGGTTGAGATTAGACTTTTGCTCATATCTCTGCAAATGAAGTTTATTGTAGCGACTGAGCAAAGCCATACGGTCTTTGCGGTCTGCCATATTATTCTTCTACTATCTCTGCTTTTGCTTCTTGTACTTTTTCAATAACTTTTGCTTCTACAAAATCGTAAACACGATTCATAGCATCATTTGTTGTTTCGCCATCACGAACATGATCGACTACACCTAAATCTACTCTCAAAGATTGAAAGTTACCTAAGTTAAGTGTATATCCCAATGTTACATTTACTTTTGTTTCACTACGTTCTTCCACCACTGCCTCCTTCATAGGCTAATTAATGCTCTCTCCCCAAACAGGTATAAACCTGCCATCTTCAGTTTTTGTATAAACCAGTATACCATCGCCAGTTCTGCGTGTCAACTCCTGAGAAGTAGGAGTCATATTATTTGTTATTAAATTATCTTTTCTTGGTCTACCCATATGTATACTTGCAAGTATATCACGTATCTCTTTTACTTGCGACTCAGAGTAATATGCTCTTATTTGCCATCCACGCTCACCATTAATTTTTGATCCAATTGGTGGTGGAACAACTCCACGTTTTATTAATAATGGAAAATATTTGCGATGCCTATTGACAAGTCTTGCAGTTTCTGATACAGTGTATGCCTTTTCCCTGTTTTTTCTAAAATCATTACGAAAACAAGTTTCTAATCTATCTTTTGTAATATTATAAACAGTTACCATTCCTGTTGATCGTGAACTATGATAAAGCCTAACAAGATCTCCATTTAAAAACCAAATTTTTTTATTGCCTTTAATTACAGGCTGGCTATTATAGTCTTTGCTTTCAAGTTTTCTAGGTTTAAAAGCCATAGACCCTCCTTGCTATCAGAAGGCGGATGATAAAAATTTCTTGCACCACAAAGAATACAGTATGTCTCTATATGTATCTGGCTAGAATATTGTCTATCAACAAACATTCTACCCTTGCAGCGCCTGCAATGGATCATTTACCCAAGTCCCCTTTTAGTTTGGAATACCAATAACAATTAGGTGTACAGCCAAAGAAAGATCTCCAGAAGCACCAAACCTAACAATTCCTTCTACTCTTGAAGTTGTAACTGATTTTAAAATAACAGCAACATTTTGTCCTGCTGGTGTATTTCCAATATTAACTGCTGTTGCTGTTGCAATTGGAGCATATTTAAAGTCTGAAGGGAAATCGTATGAAAATGTTTTTTCGTTTCCAGCGCTAACTGTAGAGTTATTGGCAACTTCTACATACCCTCCAATTACTCTAGCCTCTGATGTCTTTATGCTTTGTTTTCCAGCACTTACTGTATCTACGGTTGTATAGTTATATGTAGCAGAAGAAACCTGCGTAGAAATATCATTAATAGTATCAGCCAACTGATAGATGTATGTTACATCTAAAGGTTGTCCTCGTTCTGGTAGTGGTACTTTTGCCATTATCTCTCCATTATATCACTAGACGGTTTCATTTGTTAAAACATAAACCTTTAAAAATGGTGTACCAACAGGACCATCTGCTCTTTCAACTGGCTCACCCTTTAAATATATTTCAACACTCATTCTATTTGGTGATGTTGGTTGAACAACTCCATTTATTGTCCATGAATTAGGAATTGGCATTGAAAGAGATGTTGTATCAATTCTTTCTTTATATAGCCAATCACCATCTGATCCACCACGATCCCATCTAACCCAAATATCATATTCATGTGTTTTTGTAATTGAATATGTATTTACACCTTCAACTTTGGTAACTTCTACAGCATCCCATACAATAGATGCAATGCTTCCAGATTTATTAAAAGCAATTGTTCCAGGTACAAATGTAAATCCTGGCTCTAATAAATATACTGGTGACCAATGAGATGTTCTGTTTTTATCAGATGATACAACTCTATATCTTACAGAATACCCTTCAGTATTTGCATTAATGGCTGGTAAATCTGTAACTGGTGTAATAAATTTTTTAATAGTTTGTTGGGTAGCCATTATGTTACTCCAACAGAAAATCTAAATTCAATATAATTACTAGTATTAGGAGATTTAACAATTGTTTCTGCCCCTGCATTTTTAATGACAGAATATCCTGTTAGTCCATATAGTGGATTTGTGGTTGCAATATTTTCTAAACGTAGCGCATCTAAGGCAATATAATAATCATCTGAAGGCACATCTGCTACAAGTACAGAAGCATATATTTTTACTACTGTAACAGCATTCCATGTAAATCCTTGTGTTTGATACAACTCTTGTAGTTGTTTAGATACTACAAAATATCTATTGGTTGAAAAATCATATGTTCCACCCGTGCCACTACCATTTTCTAAATCTACTTCAAATCTTGCAAACTCGCTTGGACTTTCTGCATCTGTGCTAGCAAAATCAATTAAAATTCTAACGGTATCTGGAACTGCTGAAGAATCTCCATCTTTGCTAACAAGAGAAAATGCAAATCTTAATTCATCAATAGGAGAGTTTCTTGTAAAATTAACATCAGCACCAGTTAAATGAATATGATTAGATCCAGGTTCAATTACAAAATGTCCTTCTGAAGAACCAGTAGATGAATCAATTGTTAAATCAGCATCATCTCCACGAATTAAAATAATATTATTTAAAAATCTACAACGCTCATATCTTTCTGGTCTTGGTGATTTATAAAATATTTGATTATCTGCATTTGTTTGAAATACTAAATCTGTTGTAGCAATAATGTTATCATCATCTGGATCGTCTAGAGGCTCTGTAATGGTTGGAATAGATGTTGCTGCTACGTTTGTATGGTATTGCCAGTTTTCACCCTGTGTAAAGGCAAATACGGTCTTGCTATCATATGCTCCAGCCGATGGGTTAGAGCCTGCAGAGTATAAACCTATTTCTGTTATTTCATATCTTTCTTCTGTAGGTAGTTCTGCTGTTAATACTATTTTTTCTGTTCCCCCGTCATTTACGAATCCACGAGAAGATACTGGAACTCTAAACATCTCAAAATCTAAATTTTCTTTTGCAGAATAATCTCCGTATGGGTCAGCGGTATCTAGAGGTTGTGCACCACACCCTACTGCAATGTAGGACGCATAGGCAGGTGCCTGACCAAGCAGGTACTTACCAATAATTGATTTGCCAATGTCTGTAATCATAAATCCGCCTCATATATTGTACCACTTACAGTAATTTCTAGTTCAATTTGCTCATCTGTATCTAAATTAACAGCCTCTACAACAAGGTTTCCTGTTTCTGGGTCTATATAAACATGTGCTCCATTTGGACCAGTTCCTGGCGACGGTACTTTGTTATCTAACTTAATAGAAAAATTTTGAAAATATTTATCAGAGGTAGCCTGAAGTGCAACAATATTATTAGGGTTATATTCTTGTTGAATACTTGTTAAATTTTTAATAGGTTGATATATAACTGTTTGACCATTAACAGTATCATTTCTAGCAATATTAATTAATTCTTGTCCCCCGATATTTTCAAAAATAAGATCCGCCATAATCTGTATAGGGACAGCATCTTCATTAAAAAGAATTGTATCTATTGGAGCAGTTTTTACAGGTGGCGGTGGTGGAGTTTGTGTAACTGGGCTTATGTTTGATGGACTTGAAGATAAAGTTGATGGTGTTAATGGTATAGGATCAACATCTCCAAAATTTGTAACAACTGGATTTTGATTATCTACATTTTGGGTAACCTGTGATTGCCCAGATGGAAGTGGTTTTAAAATTTCTAATGTTGCCTTAGACAATCTATCTGTTGCTTGGTTTAACTGTTTAAGCGTAGCCTTTGGATTAGATAACACTTTATCCATTAATGCATTTGCTTTATCAAACTCTGCCCTTCGGTTTTCGGCAACTACTGCTGGGTCTGCAGTTACTGGATTATTTTGAATTGCACGTTTAAATGCTCCGTCATCATAAGCACTCACACTACACCTCCGCCAAATAAACTGTCATTGATGGTCCTTGAGCCTGTCTTACATACTCAATATTATATATTACAAATCTAGAATCCGTTGAAGTAACTAAATCTAAACCATCACTATCTTTATAATTAACAGTTACAATATCACCAAGTTGTAAGGTTGGAATAGAATATATGTTTGCACCTATTGATTTTTTAGGTACCATAATTTTATTAATAATCCAACCCATTAAAGCATCTGCATCATCTTGTGTTTGAATATATGGGGTATTAATACTAAACTCATTTTTACCATAGATTAAACGGCTAAGTTTAATATCATCATATTTTGCTTTTTCTACAAGTGGAGAATAAAGCAATGCACTACCACTAAATGGTGGGTCAGAAAGGTTGCTCTTTTTACTAAAATATTCATCTACTGTTAATTCATGTGTTGTATCTTGGGTAAATGTAATACCTTGAATTCTTAGATAGTTTCCACTTGTTTCATCAAGTACCAGGGCTTTATCTGATGCATTAAAAATTAAAAATTCAGCACCGTAGGAATCTGCTTGAAATCCAGAAACTGCATATCCCTTAATTCTATTAAATGTTGGAGATAACTGTGCATAAAGTGCGGGGTAGGCACGATCATATCTAATATCAAAATATGCACATTCACGCATAATGGTTCCAAACTCATCAAAATACATATTATATTTTGGTGGTTGTTCTGCGCTAATTCCAGTCAAATATGTTCCCTGTATAATTCCGCTCATAGCATATTTACGGAATGATTCATTTGCATCTATTTGTTTATCTCCAAATACAGCAGAAAGAGTTTCTCCAGTAGTAAAAACTGTGTTTTGTGAATAGTTTTCAGATAATGCATAAACATGCTCAAACATACAGCGAGAAGACCCACGAACAAATAATGCCATATTGTTATAAATTGGAAGTGGATCTGGATCATCTACAATCTTAATTAATCTATTATTAATATATAAATAGAACCTGCGTGTTCTTCCAATATCTTGATACTCAACAGACAAATCATAGACGGTTGGCTTGTCTTCTCCAGCCATTCTATATTGACCAGTAAACCTGCCGTCATCAACAATAATACTTGTTAGTCCGCCCCAAAGTTTTACTGGAATTGCATTATCGTTAGATGCATCTTTTTTAACTTTATAAAATACAACATTATTTATACTAACTTCAGCCTGTCCATTTTTATCTAATTTAAGATAAGATTCTACATTTGTTTCAGTTAGTGCTACTATTTCAAAGTAATATCCGTTATTTGTTTCTGGATTAAGCAATATTGCCATACCTCCAGAACCACCGCCAATGCTAACATTTTGATTAGGTTGAACTCCGTTTACCTGATAATATGCAACAGATCCAATGGGTGTTTGTCCACGGTTTTCATTACTTTCAATTTTTCCAACAATTCTAATTCTAGTGCCAAAGTTTTTATAAGCACCATTTAGATTTTTATAAACATATGAAACAAAGTTAATAGGTGTTTCTGTAGTTCTAAATGATGGTCCATTCATAACAAGGGCAGATGATTGAATTGTTCCAGTTTGTGTAGACTTTAAATTATTAACAGCAGTTTCTGTTAAATAATTAGTTGCCATAAAATTTTTAATAATACCATTTCTTGTGGTTTGTCTAGCAAGGGTATTGTTTATACCAGCAGCGCCTGTTGTGGTTGCTGGAACAGAAACGTCTTCATCAAGGGTTGTTGTAAATAAATATTGTGTTTGCATATCACAACCACGAACATAGTCGTTATCTGACCAATAACTTCCAGCACCAGCATAATGTGTAGTTACTGGAGTTCCAAACTGACCTCTTCCATGTTCATATACTGGACCAGGCTGTAGTCTGTCAATTCCATCAACAGTTTCATAATAAGGTGTGGTAAATATTCTAATTAATCCTGTTGGATATATTTTTCCATTAAACGGTAGTGAGGCAAAATATCTTTGATACTCTTGATTGCTTGATATCCAAACATTTCCAGTCCCAGTTATATTAAATTCAGCAGCATCATATTTAATTATTTCTCCATTAGAATAAAAATATCCTTGATATCTGGTTAGCCAGTATACATTTTCTCCAAGATCAAGTGTATTATTTATTACCACTCCGTTGACTACCGTTGGTAAATCTGCGGACAAATCTGAGTTAAGCGGCATTGCTCCTAAAACATAGTTGCCTTGCTTAGATGCTACTTCATTAATAGTTTTTGTTGCTTCATCTCCTGCAACTTCCCATAAAAGCACTGGTTTATAAATCCATGTTTTATCACGATCCACCATGCTGGCTTCTCTAATACTTCCGTAAGATCTTTGAATATATCTTGTTGTATAGTTAATTTTTCCATCATTATAAACTCTTTTATCTTGTGAAGAGATAGCAATAATGTTTGGTAAATTTCCAGAAGTAGCATTTTCTACTACTCCTTCATCTGTTTGATTGTTAGATCCAGATAAAATAAAGTCTGTGCTGCGGCTTTCTGAATTTGGCATTAAATAATCTTTACTCATAACCACAAAATTATTAAACTCATCAAAAAACATCGCTGTTTGTGTTGCTATGGCAAGTTGATTTAAAATTTCTGCTACGTTTTGATCTGGAGCAACAAAGAAATATGGAATAATTGGATCTGACTCTCCATCAATTCTTCTAAAAGTATAATTTGTAAATCCAATATAATCTAAAATAGTACATATAGCCATACTTAAAGATGTCTGAGTCATTAAAAGTCTTGGCGCTGCAACAGACTCTAAATAAAAATAAAAGTCACGTAGATTAATTGCTACTGTTCCAGCCGTAACATCTGCTTGTGGGAAACCTTCAGAATATAAAGTTTTAATAGGAATATAATAATCAAAACCATCAACATTCATAATTATTTCATAAAAATTAAATTTAATGTTTTTCT